TATTTTTGTATAGACACGTCCGTGTATAGACACGTCCGGTATATATTGCTTGATTTGCTTCAGTAGTACTCCCTGATCCGGTATGCGTCGGCCATCCTACCTCACTCACGATGATTCGTTTATTGCCATCTCCATTGCTATTCATGATAGATTTGAGGTTATCAAGTTCGTTAAACGATGGCGGAAAACTTGTAAAGTCTGGACTTACAGGCCATGAGTATGGATGATAGCCAACATAATCCATATAGTTTTTTGCACCATTTGCATACATCTGTGCCAGGAATGTCTCTGGTGAGATAGCACCTGTGGGGGACATGCCACCGCTCATAACTTTTGCATATGGAGATACCGACTTAATAGCAGTATATCCCGCTTGCATCAGGGAGGTATAAGCACTCGCACTAGCAGATGGATACCAATTCCCGTTAGAATTTTGCTCGTTACCGATTTCATAGAGGGGGATCTGTCCCTTATAACGAGCCGCTACAACTGATATCCATGCTGCATAATCTGCTGGCAGTGGCGGTTGATTTGAAGGCGTTCCATACCATGTAGGAACATGATATTGCGTCAAAAGACCTATAATCTGCATACCACGCGAAAGGATAGCATTTACAATAAAATCGTAAGTGCTAAAATTCCACGTTCCTGATGTTGGCTCTAGGGTATTCCAATGGAACTCTTGCCTTACCCAGTGGACACCAGCCGCTTGCATCAGATTTAGTTGCTTGTTGGCATCTGCCTGAGATAGGCCTTCCAAGTGCGATGAGATGCCAATAGGATTAATTCGTGGTGCTTTTGTCATCTATTAAGAAAAACCACCTGAAATGAGTGCGTACAGCTCAATCAAAAGCACGCTATCAGCTACTGTACCTGCTGTAGAAGGCAGCACTGTTAGGTTCGTAGCACTCGTTTGCATAATAGCTCCTAGTCCCGCAACTGCCATTGTACGAGTATGCACGCTATCAGCTACGGTATCAAGGAATGCCAGCCAGTATACGCCAGGAGGCAGTACAGCATTCGCAGTCAGGCTTTTTGTGAACATTCCACCCGCCGCTGCGTTTGCCCCCGTAGACCCCAGACGGTTATTGGGTGCTCCATTTGTTCCCGTGCTATCATAGATCCCCAAGTCGCAGTTTCCAGTAGGGCTACCTGAAAACCATGTCCTCATTTGTGCAATGGTTACTTGTGTGTTAATGGTTATAGGAGCAAAAAATGCCCTGCCTGCTGTTACCGCTGCTGCTACCTGCGCGTTTTCAGCGCCTGTTACTCCTAAAATTTGTGGCACAATACCACCTGTATCAACTGAAGTGGCGTAACCCATCATGCCTCCTGTACTTGTTGGTTGTGGCATATTTTACCTACTTTCCGAAAATGTTTGGTGTAAAAGACGCATTGCCAGTTGCTACCCATCTGAAACGCCCTGTTGTTCCAAGGGACTGATTATACGCCAGTCCAGGCCCTACACTTGTGCTTATCGGATTTGTGGTAGAGGTGAGTACGGCGGTTTGCCACAAAGGGTAGTAGATACCGTCCGCTCCTTTACGTTCCCAGAAGAACTGTAGATTAGTTGTGATCAATGTCATCGTGATATCAATAGAAATTTCACGCAATTTACTTACATCGATATCACCGCTATTGTTGGAGCCGACTGTAGTTTGAGCAGTCGTGAAAAGCACCGTAGTGGACAAGCCAACAAGCGCACGCCCTCCCGAAACAATACCCGCTAATGTAGCCAAATCGACAATATCATTTGCCGCTGCTTTGATTGCCGCTTTGCCTGAAGAAACAATACCTGCAAGCGTGTCGAGATCGGTCTTTGAAGCTGCTGTACTTGTATCGATTGCAGCAAGATGACCACCTTCTGTAGCAGGGGATGTTGGTATTTTGTTCGTGTTCGTGACGATGGTATCTAGGTCGGTCTTCGAAGCCGCTGTAGCTGTGTCAATCGCGGCAAGATGTCCCCCCTCGGTAGCTGGTGAGGCGGGTATCTTATTGGTATTCGTGACGATAGTGTCTAAATCTGCTTTTGCCGCTGCAAGGTTGCCACCGCTCTCTAGTGCTAATGTTGACGTGTTAAGATTCGCCCCTGCATTGGCTGTCACCGTACCCTGAATAGGCACAATCACCGTTTTGAACGTCGCAATAGCTGCACACCAAGCATTGCTTCCGGACAAAGTAGCACCCGGTGTGAGAGATGTGTTCTGAGTATGCAGCCGTGATTGAGCTTCAAAACTTACCAAGTTGCCACCTACAGGTGAGAGCGTACCTCCTGTATCATTATTCCAGTTTGCGCCGGGCGTTACCGTGCCACCTCCCGATGCAATCACGACGAAGGCCAGCTCGTTGGGAACGGCGGTAACAACTGCTCCTGTTGATACCGATGTTGAGCCTGCATTGCTCCCTGTACTCACTTGGTCGAGAGCGCCGGGCCACGTGATGAGTCCGAACACCTCATCGATTTGTACGCCGATCCCTGTATTTACACTACTGCTACCCGCTATGGTCACAGTGACAGTGTTAGTCCCTGCTAGGATGCCTTTCCCGTTTGATCCTACAGAGTAGAATATCGCAGCTTCGAGCGTTGTTGACTGCTGTGCAGGGCTACCAGCTTGTAGGTAGACATTGCCAAGCGTGTCTGTGATGGTCAGGGTGATGTTCGCGCCTTCTATCTCGCCCATGCCAACGCGGACAACAATAGAGTTGCCAGCTATGTTAGCGTTGGGGAAAGCGCATGTGAGTACTTTCCCGCCAGCTCCCGTGACTGCATGGTTGCTCTGAACAGTGATGGGACGCAAAAATGACATCACAGGGACAGAGGACTGATTGCTAAACGAGTCCTGATAGGCCCCTGGTTCTGCCACTAACGCAGGAAAGGTATTATTTTCCTTTGAATAGACCGTACTAGGCGGAATAGTCAAGCTTCCGTCTAACGGCTCATTGCCGAACACCATAGGTGTGTTGCCTCTCTTTGGTGCTTATACACTAACTAATCCAAATTGAAGATCAAGCTTCCGATAGCAAAGCTAGCTACCACACCTACGCCTATTGCCTGAGAAGTGATGGCAGACCACAACCACAGGTTACCTGCTGTAGACGCATCAAAAATCCCTACACCAATTATGTTTCCCCACGTGGCTGGCGTTGGTGCTGGAAAAGTGATAACTGCTGCATTACTAATCTGTGTTGATGTACCAGAGCCAGAAACAATCGCCGACCAACCCGAGGATGCGGTGATAGGTTGTCTCGCATAGGCATTGCCAGACACCTCAGTAGATCCATTAGAGGTTGCTGCGTCTGAGGTAGGGTTGGTAGTAAAAAGCCCGACATAGTACGTCGCAACTGTGGCCTGCCAAGCACCCGCTGCCGTGGGCCATGTTGTTCCTTTGAGCAAGTTGAGTATGTTTGTTTGTGCTGGTGTTGTTAAGCCTGCCATGTCTTATTCTCCTTATGTCTTGTACTACATGATATATCCGAAGATGTACCAATCCTGTAAAACGATATTAGATGCATTTTTCCTGATTTTCAACTACTGCCTCCCATAGGCGATATAGCATCTACAATACTTTTTATGGTTGGGTGAGTTGCCTCAAGTGCTTGTGTCTGTGTTGTGATGTACTCTGCAAACGTACGCAAGAACTGAGATATCACTACAACCTTGTCAGTATTTGCAGGTGTGCTCTGTATCTGATTGATCAGATTAAAGCCATCGGGCGCAAACTGATTAGCTTGGATTTTCTGCATGTCTAGCTGGGCATTGCGGCGCTTCACCAGGTGTTGCAATGCGGCTCCGAAGCTAGCAGGTACTAGTCCAAGCGTTGCTAGTGCTGCTTCAGCATCGGCTATATCCTGTTGATCTTGTGCAAGTGTCATTCAAGTTTTACCTCTAAAAAGCTTCTAGAAACATCTTTTGCCAACTACCAAGCGATGGGCCATCTACCGCCGTAATTTGCCAGTAATAGAGCATTGACATCTGCCCACTAGCCGTGACGATGACAACAGTCAGATCCATAGCTGTGATGAGCATGGATGCATCGAACAACCCAAGCTCTGGGATGAAAACAGGGATGTACTGGCCGACTGACAACCCTGTACGATTGGTTTGACAGGTCAAAGTTCGGCCTATCACTCCAAACCGTTGCAATGAAGCGTCTCCATAGGCTTGAGCAGCCGATACAGTGAGATTTTGCGATGATACGTCCTCCACAACTTCTACAATGCCACTGCCACCCGTGAGAGCCGCGTATTGCGATTGTGAGGTGGTATTCGGGAAACCGCCCGTGTTGTTGCGAACAACCTCAGTTGTGACTTGTCCTATGTAGCCGATGGTGAAAGAGTCCACGAATGGCTGTAAGAGTGTACCGGATGCGTCTTGGGCAAGGCTATTCGACCCATAGGCATAGTAGAAGTCTTTCTGTGTGTCTATCCCTTTTTGCCCAATGGTTTTTACTTGCCCGTTGATTGAAATAGTTGGGATACCTTCAGCTACAGGGGCCTGGAGTGACCAAGAAGTGGAC